CTGGATATGGGGAACCTGGTGCATGCGCTGGCTCTGCAGCCGGAAAATCTCGATGAAGAGTTCAGCGTGGAGCCGGTGATCCCTGAGGGGGCCTTCACCACCGCGGCGACCCTGCGCACCTTTATCGACGAACACAATGCCAGCCTGCCCGCGCTGTTGAGCGCTGACGAGATCAAAGCGCTGCTGGAAGAGCACAACGCCACCCTGCCCGCGCAGGTACCGATAGGCGATGACGTAACTCAGACTGGCGAAAACTACATATCGCTGCCGGCAGCGTTCCAGCGCGTAGAAGAAGGTCAGAAGGTGACCGCTGCCAAAATGAAGGCTTGCATCAAAGAGTACAACGCCACCCTGCCCGCACCGATGAAAACCAGCGGCAGCCGTGACGCGCTGCTCGAACAGCTGGCGACAATAAACCCCGATCTGGTAGCGCAAGAGGCACAGAAACCATTACCGCTGAAAGTGTCCGGCACCAAAGCGGATCTGATCCAGGCGGTGAAGTCGGTTAACCCGGATGCGGTATTCGCTGACGAACTGCTGGACGCATGGCGTGAGAACCCGGGCAACAAAATTCTGGTTACCCTGCAGCAGATGGAATCAGCGCTGGCAATACAAAAAGCACTACACCAGCACCCGACAGCCGGGATGCTACTTCTGCACCCTGATCGCGCCGTTGAGACGAGCTATTTCGGTATCGATGATGAAACCGGCCTCGAAATTCGTGTGCGCCCTGACCTCGAACTGGACGTGGACGGTGTGCGTATCGGCGCAGACCTCAAGACAATCAGCATGTGGAACGTCAAGCAGTCCGGCCTGCGAGCGAAGCTTCACCGTGAAATCATCGACCGCGATTATCACCTTAGCGCGGCAATGTACATGCAGACCGCCGGTCTGGACCAGTTCTTCTGGATTTTCGTCAACAAAGACGAAGGCTACCACTGGATCGCCATCGTTGAGGCCAGCGAAGAACTTATTGAGCTGGGCATGCTTGAGTATCGCCAGACGATGAACCGTATCGCTGATGCGTTCGACACTGGCGTGTGGCCAGCACCGATCACCGAAGACTATACCGACGAACTGAACGACTTCGACCTGCGCCGCCTTGAAGCGCTGCGCCTGGCTTAATGGAGAAGATGACTATGCAAAACACTAACGTAACCGTGGCTGACCAGACTCCGAACACCATTTCTGCCAGCAACGCAGTATTCAACGTTCAGGCACTCAGCCAGTTGACCGCCTTTGCCGAGCTAATGGCGCAGTCTGCCGTGACCGTACCGAAGCATCTTGCCGGGAAACCAGCCGATTGCATGGCGATCGTCATGCAGGCTATGCAGTGGGGCATGAACCCTTACGCTGTGGCGCAAAAAACGCATCTGGTCAACGGCGTGCTGGGTTATGAAGCACAGCTGGTCAACGCGGTTATCTCCAGCTCCAGCGCTATCGTGGGACGCTTTCACTATGAGTACGGTGGCGACTGGGAAAGGATTGCAGGAGCAAAAGGCGAGCGCAATGAGCTGGGCCTGTATGTCCGTGTGGGTGCCGTCCTGCGTGGTGAGAGTGATATCACCTGGGGCGAGAATATCTACCTGGCTGATATTACCACTCGTAACTCTCCACTATGGAAAACGGCACCCAAGCAGCAGATCGCCTATCTCGCTGTTAAGTACTGGGCGCGCCTCTACTGTCCGGAAGTCATTTTAGGTGTTTACAGCCCGGATGAAGTTGAACCACTTACAGAGAAGGAAATCAACCCGGCCCCACAGCGCGTAAACCTGACTGATATCGCTAGTGACACTGTAACAACTACCCATAACGTGCAGGAATCGGCCGCCAATATAAATGGTGTGGCTGATGATTTCCGGGATCGCATTGAGAATGCTGAAGACGTGGATGCTACAAAAGCCTTGCGCGCCGATATCGAGACGGCAAAACAGATTCTTGGTACCGCGCTGTTCACCGAGCTGAAAAACAAAGCAGTTAAGCGTTATTACCTGGTGGATGCACGCAATAAAGTCGAAGCGGCGATCAATTCCCTGCCCCAGCCCGGCGAGCATGATGCGACAGAGCTTTTCGCAAAAGCTGAACAGACGCTGGCGGCCGCTAAACGTCACTTGGGCGATGATCTGTACGAGCGGTTCAGCATCAACCTGCTCGATATGAAACCAGAATACGTTAGCTGAGGGAGGCGGGAGGGTCCGCCCTCCCGAAATAACGATGGCAGATAAAAATACTATCCGCTGGAGCATGCACGAGCTGGCGTTGCTGATGAAGCACAGCAACGAGGAAGTGGTAAGAATTACGGGCCGCACGGCGCAGGATGTGGAGGAGCGCCGCCTGCGTACCAACATCGAGCGCAACTGCTGGGACCGTTTCGATCCGGAGCGTGCGTTATGAAGCTGATTAACCGCGGCAGTAAACAATCACCGATTGCCAGGCAGGCATGCGACGCGGCGCTGGCGGAACACGTAGCACGGTTCGGGGAGTTCGGCCGGCGCGCTACAGTCAGCACCTATACGGTGCAGGTCGAGGGGACAAAGGTGGTGGTCGAGGTGACGAACCGGCGCAACAGCTATGTGGCAACGGCAATTACCGGCGCGCGGCGTTTGAGTTCGCTGCCCGGCCAAGTGGCCTGATATTGAAATATCAATGTTCAACAACCGACGCCTTTATACTGATGTCGGTTACCTGAGGTGAAATATGGCACAGGTAATATTTAATGAGGAATGGGTTGTTGCGGAAAGGTTGGCGGCAAAAACCGGTCTGGATATCCGCCAGATTGAAAAATACCGCCAGGGTTGTTGGATCGAGGGTGTTCATTTTAAGAGGCATTCGCCGACCGGCATCCAGACGACTCGCGGAATAACCTGGTACAACTACCCAAAAATAAATCAGCTAATTCAGGACGCATAAAATGGCAGACTTACCACCGGGTGTGGAGCTTCGTGGTCAAAGCATTCGTATCTGGTTCATGTATAAAGGTAAGCGCTGCCGGGAGATGCTTAAGGGGTGGATACCCACCCCTTCCAATATAAAGAAAGCAGGCCAGTTAAGAATGGTCATCGTCAGTGAAATTTCACTGGGGGAATTTGATTACCGTACCCGCTTTCCCGAATCTAAACAGGCAGAGCCCACTTCTGGCACCGTCCAGATGCGCTATTTTGGCGAACTCGTTGATACCTGGTTGACCAACCGTAAAATCGAACTGTGTGCCAACACATTACGTAAAACAGCATCGCAGTTAAAAACTATCATGGCGGTGATTGGTGCTGACACCCCGATCCGTGAAATAAAGCATAACGATATCCTGCGCTATCGGACAGAGCTGTTGGAGGGACAGACAATGTATGCGCAGCATATTAGATCAAACAAAATTGGCCGAAGTGTCAGGACAGTTGACAATTACATTTCGCTACTCTGCTCTCTGCTTCGTTTTGCTCACCGTTCGGGGTTTACTACCGAAAAAGCATATGTGGGTATTAAGAAGCTACAAAAAAGTAAAACGAAACCTGATCCACTCTCCCGGGCTGAATTTGATAAACTCATGGCCGCGAACCATGGTCAAAAAGTAAATATGTGGCAGTTTGCCGTTTTTTCAGGGTTGAGACACGGAGAACTAGCAGCTCTTGCATGGGAAGATATCGATCTTGCTAACGGTACGATGCATGTCCGTCGAAACCTGAATGCGTTAGGGATGTTCGGCCCGCCCAAAACGGACGCTGGATTTCGCACGGTCACCTTGCTACAGCCAGCCATAGATGCACTGACATCTCAGCGTGAACTTACTGCGCTATTCCCTAAAACTGAAATCACGTATTACCATCGTGAATACGGGCTGACAGAACAGCAAAATGTGCATTTCGTTTTTATGCCAAGGATGAAGAATGGGATGCAGAAACCACATTACTCGCTGGGCAGTATTGGATGCAGATGGAACGCTGCGGTAAAACGTGCTGGTATTCGTCGCCGCAATCCGTACCATACACGGCATACTTTCGCCTGCTGGTTATTGTCAGCAGGCGCTAACCCGTCTTTTATAGCTAATCAGATGGGGCACGAAAATGCGCAGATGGTGTATGAAATCTATGCTACATGGATTGAAGAAATGAACAGCGAACAGGTGGCAATGCTGAATACTAAGCTGGCGCTTTAAAAGCGTTTTGCCCCACCGGTGCCCCAATTGATATTTGAGTAAATAATAAATGCAATCTAATCAAGATATTACAAAGAAAGAACAGTACAATATTAACAAACTCCAGAAACGCCTGCGCCGCAATGTCGGTGAGGCTATTGCTGACTTTAATATGATTGAAGAAGGCGATCGCATTATGGTGTGTCTGTCAGGGGGTAAAGACAGCTATACCATGCTTGAGATTTTACGTAATCTTCAGCAAAGCGCGCCGGTCAATTTCTCGCTGGTGGCGGTGAATCTCGATCAAAAACAGCCGGGCTTCCCGGAGCATATTCTGCCGGCGTATCTGGAACAACTTGGCGTCGAGTACAAGATTGTTGAAGAGAATACCTACGGTATCGTTAAAGAAAAAATTCCTGAAGGGAAAACCACCTGTTCCCTGTGCTCGCGTTTGCGTCGCGGAATTCTGTACCGTACCGCTACGGAACTGGGCGCGACTAAGATTGCCCTCGGCCATCATCGCGATGATATCCTGCAAACGTTATTCCTGAACATGTTCTACGGCGGGAAAATGAAAGGGATGCCGCCGAAGCTGATGAGCGACGATGGACAACATATTGTTATTCGTCCGCTGGCCTACTGCCGCGAGAAAGATATTATTCGTTTCTCCGAGGCCAAAGCCTTCCCGATTATTCCCTGTAACCTCTGCGGCTCACAGCCGAATCTGCAACGTCAGGTCATCGGCGATATGCTGCGCGACTGGGATAAGCGTTATCCTGGCCGCATTGAAACGATGTTCAGCGCGATGCAAAATGTGGTGCCCTCGCATTTAAGTGATACCTCTTTATTTGATTTTAAAGGACTTCAGCACGGATCTGAGGTGGTGGATGGCGGCGATTTAGCATTCGACCGCGAAGAGATCCCGCTGCAACCAGCTGGCTGGCAGCCAGAAGATGAAGATGTATTGCGTGATGAGATGCGGTTGAACGTCGTCGAAGTGAAATGATGGTGCGCGCTCAGGTCGTCGATGACCTGAGCGCCAGCTTACGCTTATTTCAGCAGGCGTACGCGAACGGATTTGCCTTTGATTTTACCATTCTGTAATTGCTTCCAGGCCTGACGTGCAAGGTCATGGCGAACGGCAACATAAACATGTGCCGGATGCACATCAATCTTGCCGATATCCGCGCCAGTCAGCCCCATATCGCCGGTTAATGCGCCCAGCACGTCCCCTGCCCGCATTTTCGCTTTTTTACCACCGTCAATACATAAGGTCACTTTCTCTGCTTCAAGCGGCACGATGCTGATACCTGACGGCGCGTTCAGCCAGTTAATCTTTAATTGCAGCATTTCAGCCAGCGTGTTTGCACGCTGAGCTTCTTCAGGTGCACAAAGGCTAATTGCCAGTCCGCTGTTACCGGCACGCGCGGTACGCCCAATACGATGCACATGCACTTCCGGGTCCCAGGACAGCTCGTAATTAATAACCAGCTCCAGCGATTTAATATCAAGTCCACGTGCGGCCACATCGGTCGCCACCAGCACGCGAGCGCTGCCATTGGCAAAGCGAACCAGGGTTTGATCGCGATCGCGTTGTTCCAGATCGCCATGCAGGGCCAGCGTACTCTGACCGGATTCATTCAGCGTATCACAGACCGCCTGGCAATCTTTTTTGGTATTACAGAATACAACGCATGAGGCAGGACGATGCTGACTTAATAGCTTTTGCAGCAGCGCTATTTTGCCGCCGCGTGAGACTTCGTAAAATTGCTGCTCAACGGCAGGCAGTGCATCAACGCTGTCAATCTCGATTGTCAGCGGTTCACGCTGGACCCGGCCACTGATAGCAGCAATGGCCGCAGGCCAGGTGGCAGAAAAGAGCAGCGTCTGACGCGAGGCCGGTGCAAAGCGGATGACTTCATCAATCGCCTCACTAAACCCCATGTCCAGCATTCGGTCCGCTTCGTCCATGACCAGCGACTGTAGCGCTTCCAGTGAAACGGTATTTTTTTGCAGGTGATCCAGCAGACGCCCCGGGGTGGCAACAATGATGTGCGGCGCATGTTGTAAGGAGTCGCGCTGGGCACCGAAGGGTTGACCGCCGCACAGCGTCAGAATTTTAATATTGGGTAAAAATCGTGCCAGACGGCGTAATTCACTGGCCACCTGATCGGCCAGCTCTCGCGTCGGGCATAGCACCAGCGATTGCGTCTGAAAACGTCCGGCATCAATGTGCTGTAGCAAACCTAATCCAAACGCCGCCGTTTTCCCGCTGCCGGTTTTTGCCTGCACCCGGACGTCTTTACCTGCCAGAATAGCGGGCAGCGCCGCAGCCTGAACCGGCGTCATCGAAAGGTAACCCAGCTCGGTAAGGTTCTCGAGCTGGGCTGCGGGTAATACATTCAGCGTTGAAAAAGCGGTCACAATCTTATCTCATTATATAAAGGGCAATCAGCAGGCGCGTATCCTCGCAGATCTGCGGCTCTGATGCGACAATTTAATCGGTACTTCATCCGGCGGCGGGTCCGGCATAGGTTGTGGATGTGGAATGGGATCGGGAACGGGCACCGGGTCTGTAGGCACCGGATCAGACTGTACAGCAGGAATAAGGAAAAGTAGCGAGAGATTCGACATTTTTAGCTCCTCGGTTACGGTACATCTTTAAGGGTAGATGCTGTGGTGCAGGAGGCAAAAAAAAAGCCGACTAATCTAAGCCGGCATCGTACGAATCAATTGTGCTATGCAGTAATTCAAAAAAAGGAAGTAAGACAATATGGAGCGCAACGCCCATCGCTTGACGTTGCATTCACCTGCGGGAGCTATATTGCACCGAACAGGCAGGTGCTTTATTGACTTCGCTCAATTATCAGGCCGTTTTTGGGGTCAGATAAGATTGAAAAAATGGTTTTTTACAACCATTTTCTTCGATGCAACCACCATGTCACACCTCCAACGATTAATATTAACATGACGCAAAACGTAGCGAAGCCATAGTGCCAGTTACCGCCGGGGATGCCCCCGAGGTTGACGCCGAAAAGCCCGGTTAAAAAGGTGCTGGGCAAAAATACCATTGCCATAAGCGACATCGTATACGTTCGTCGGGCCAGCGACTCCTGGGTGATCTGGGTAATTTCATCGGTCATGACCGCCGTGCGTGAAATGCAGGCATCAATCTCATCCAGCCCCCTCCCCAGCCGATCGGCAATATCCTGCATCCGCCGCCGCTGATCGTCACTCATCCACGGCAGCCGCTCACTGGAAAGACGGGCAAATACATCACGTTGCGGGGCCATGTAGCGACGCATCACGATAAGCTGTTTACGCAGCAGCGCCAAAAATCCGCGCGGGGGGATCTCCTGATCAAGCAAATTATCTTCAAGATCGATAATTTTATCGTGCAACTCTTCTATAAACTCGCTGGCATGATCCGTCAGGGCATCGCACACGTCGACCAGCCAACCGCCGCAGTCGGCTGGCCCCGTGCCCTCCTGAAGATCGCTGACCACATCATCCAGCGCCAGTACCTTACGCTGACGGGTGG